TACCGCATGGTCGCCAAAATTAGAAAGCTCTTTGTGCATATTAAACTCCTATATAAATCGTATGACCGCGTTAGCTGCGTCATCTGTCGGGAACGTAACTGTAAAAGAATTGGAAGCAGTTTTATCTGATCCGAAATTTAATACGCAAACAGCCGCCCCAGTAGTCGCATTGTAGATTAGTCCTCCCCTACAGGTAAACCCAGCAGGGCTCCATGTAACCGATTGAAAGGAAAGATAAGCTACCTTCGCTATGTTATCCGAGGTTACAGGAATAATGGTCAGTGCCTGACCGCCAGTAGTGTACCCCGTACCGGTTACTTCATTCAACGAAGTATATGCCGTAGTCGTATTGTCGAGATTAGCCAGCGCCGTATAAAGCGCCAACTTGTACGTATAGGGGGACGTACCTGTAAAGTTCTCTAACTGACTCAAACAGTTCTGCTTGAAGATCGTAGTAAGTCCTTGAACGATCATGGATTAACCTGCTTGATTCTGGCTTGTCCATCCCTATAACTATCGCCACGTTCAAGACCTGTTCCAAGTCTATTCAGCTGAGATAGGGCCTCGTTGTACTTCTGCTCATAGTAACTAATGAGGTCCTGTTCCTGTTTCTGGAACAGCATAGCTTCACGCATAGCTCCGTAGAAAAGCACCGGATCATAGTTATCACCAAGCCAACTCGTACCTGTCGAATTAGATACAGCACCTACTGTAACAGAGAATCCAGACCCAGATGGGCCTATAGATGCACACGCTAGGACATCACCAACTACATAAAAGTTACCACCAAAAGTGATATTGCATGCCGTTACATTCTGTCCAGTCACCGTTATATCAGCGATAGCTCCATTACCTGAGCCTCCAGACAAAGCTACGTTTTGATATATCCCGTTGGTATAGAGGGACCCCGGTATAATAGAAGTAAGCGTAGTGATTTGACCTTGTACTATCGTAGGCGGATAGTAGAAATAGTGCATCTCTACTGTATACCCGGAATTTGGGACCGGAGCCATTATATAGCTCAACTCGTTAATGTTCCCGTACTGAGACCCAAACAAAGCGTAGTATCTAGGTACACCAGATTGCCCCGGATTAGGGAACGCTTCTCGCATAAAGTTAACATCTTTATTCAAAAGATAATTATAGTTTCCGGTAGAGTCTATAACTGCCAAAGAATACGTAGCTAAGTAATCATTAGGTAACGACAGATATTGATTACCCGCGGTAAGAGTACCGGTCACATTTTTACGCAGTGCAGGAATCTGCACAGAATTATAAATACGAGTTTCCGCCTCCTGAACAAATACAGGTATGTTGGCTTCAAAGAGAGATTCTGTACTCTCGGCGTAAGCCTGTATTGTGTTATAGAGGGTTTCGTAATTCATTATTCAGCGGACCCTTCTGTAGGTGGAGAAAGTTGTGTAGCCATTTGGATCTGAATCTTAATTACCAAGTCTCTAACCCTACCATGTGGTAGTTGATCCAGTCCTAACATCACGGCATTTATTTCGTCTAGCGTTAATCCTAGCGTGAATATTTTATCACTCATCCCATTGGTCCTCGGCATTTGGTCCCCTTAGTCGCAGCACCGTGTCCACGCATAGTGACTTCACCATTTGCGTTCACATCTGTATTAGCGCCGATACTAACCACAAGAGAAGGAGACTTAGAGTTCATCTTAGCCGCAATTGGGTATCCTTCATTGCTGTACTGTTCGAAGCTAACTGTCCGTGTTGGATTAACTTCCTTAGCTCTAGCTGCGTAAGCTTCAGCGGACTTGTTATCCTTAGCCATATTAACCTCCAGATTGATTCTTAGCGCGTGCTAGATTACGCCCGAATTGTTTCATGCTCAAAGACGTTACGCCGCCTTTCCTTAGCTTAGACAGGTTAGTGCCTTTGCCGCCTTTGTGTTCTTGTGTGTCGTGCATCTTGAAGGCTTTCTTAATAAGCTTCTTGTCTTCAGCGACATCATCGTGCTTAGCCATAATAAAACTCCTAACTCGTTGTAATAGTAACAGTACCAACTTGCCCAACACATATCAAGTCATTGGGGGTTAAACCAGAATCTGTACCTCTAGAACCTCCTACAGGTGCCCAACCCCATTGTATCGTACGGCTTCCTTCGGAGGGGTACCCAAACCCATCTAAAACAATTCCATCAGTGAAATTATCTTGCAACCCATCGGTACCACTCATTAAGTAACTTACGTCGGGTCTAGGTTCTCTAACAGCCATGGGATCTACCACCGGGTACATACCAAGCTGTAACTGTGGGTGGTCACTTTGCCAACACGTGCGACAAACTTTAACTCTATACGGTTTTGTTTTTACCGTCTCCGTCTTTAATTCCGTAAGTTTATACCTAAATCCACACCTATCACATTCGGCGATAGCGTGTTTACCCGAAGCATATTTACTAGGCACGGTTATCTACTATAGAAGAGATTGCGCGGAACAAATCGAATAGAGGCTTTCTCTCTATCCTCATCAGCTGCTAGCTGGAATTGCTTCTCGTATTCGGCCTGTAGCATGGTAATCCTATTGGGGTCCACATCTTCGAGCTTCATACTCAAATGATAAGATAGGCCCGCTGTCATGGCTGGAATAAACCTAAATGGTATATCCTCATTGTATACACCGGAGCCCGCATCTTGAACTCGACGCATGCGATAGTAGACCAGCGTATACTGATTGCCCGGATTATTGGGTGTAGGCCATACGTTAACGCACGGTAAGTAGTTTATATAAACTGAAGCGCCGTTAGAATGACTAGCTGCGGTACTGCCCGCTTGTCCGCGCCACGCGTTTAGGATCTGATTACCTACGATATTCTGGTACCCAATAATCTCATTGTCGATATTGACGAATCCTGTAGTAGGTAAGCCTACTGTAGAGGTGAGATTAATCGTAGTATCTGTAGCACCTATAGCCGCGCTCAGAGTCGTGCTAGGCACTGAATTAACATTACCCGATTGTCTATTAACCCACATCTGAATTGGACGCCCGTACGCGTTCTTATTAGGAATCGTAGAGTACGTAGATTCAGAGATACGGCTCAAGTTGATATCGATCTGGTTAGTGTTTTGCCCGTTGTATTGGCGCGTAACCGAATCCAGTAGATCGATCGTATCCAGAGGTAGTGGGTAGATAGCTTGCCCCGTGTTCATAACAATCTGACCTTGGTCGATCGTCCACAAGTTGATACCGCGGTTGGCCCACTCAAGCGTCATAATATTGACGGAACGGCGGGCCGTGCGGAAGTCATAACCAGTACGAAGTTGTTTACCGCAACGCTCAAACGCCTCTTCTATGAGGTCGTTCATATCGAGATTGAAGGTAGCCGTGCCGGTCGTCGTCATCTTACTTGCTCTTAGAAGCCTTAACAGGAGCTACGTCTGCGACAACTTCTTCAACAACAGGTGCTGGAGCTAGAAACGCATTGAACGCCGATATAATAGCTTGAGCATATTCATTAGAAGCGTCCGTAGCTTCTACATACTTAATAAGAATGTCGTTCTCAACACCACCTGATGCGTATCCTTGTGCACTGATAAAACTCAAAACATCTTGTTTAGTTGCCATTCTACTTACCTTTCTTTGGTTTCTTTATCTTGCCGCCGCAACAATATGAGTCAACGGCATCTGGGTTATCCTTCCGCCGTATAACCTTTTTCTTAGGCATCTTAGAGGGGTTAATATCCCCCATACCCCGAGAGGCCATCATCACATCTTCCCGCCGCCACACATTCTGACGACTTTGTCCATTTCGTGTTCGTGACCAGCTCCGTGCTTCTTGAACTCATGCTTATGATGTTTAAAATCACCGTCTTCGTGCTGGGAAACAAAGTCGTCATGGCGGACCATATCAGGGCCAGCCATAGGTTCCATCTTTTCTTTAACTACTTTAGCCATGGTGATACCTCTTACTTTTTCTTAGCTTTGCCAGTACCGATTGAATTACCGGGCATCGTAATCTGCTTGCCCTTAGTCTTACCACGCTCAGCAATACCGTCCTTGCTAGGAGCCGCGGTTTTTACTTTAGACATTGGTTCAGAATATTTAACTTCTTTAGCCATAACACTTCCACCTTCTTTAAAAAGAGCCATCTTACCGTGATCGGTCTTAGGCTTGTTGATTTTTTGGCGATCTACTCGACCCCCACCCAAAAACTTCTTACCTTTGTCAGCCTCAGAAAAGTCTTTCGCTACACTAACAGGAATTCCAACTTTCTTTGCAAACGCAGGGTTATGGGCTGCTGCCCGCATGGTCCTTGCTTGCTTAGCTGACTTACTCGGCATCGTCTTCATCCAACTTCAACCATCCTCGAACGGTTTTAGTTTCGTATATGCGTATGATAGACCAAATTATAGAAAATAAAGCAGCTATAGATGGCAACATATTGGCTAATGTCCCTATTACCGTGACGACCGATA